GACTGCATTAAAGTATTCCTTGTGTTGGGTTGCTCTCACACATCTGGAACCTGCTCCTCCCTCGGTTCCGCCTGCCTTACTTGAACCCCGGCGCGTTGGTCTCACGCCGGGGTTCTTTTTATTCTACCAAGGTACCTCGTCCCCGAGTTCTTCCTTGATGCTCTCGCGCTTCTGCTCGGTCAATGGCGCCTTGGCCTGCTCAAACGGATCTGCTTTGCTTTCGACAGTATCGAAATCATCCATGCCGCCGTCGCCATAACGCGCCTCGGTGACCTGCACCGCGTCCAGCAGGAGGGAGATGCCGCCGTTGCCATCTGGATCGATCACAGCGACAGCCCACGCGCGCACGGTGCCTTTGGAGCCGCCCCAGAAGGCCAGATCGGCCAGCGGTTGCTTCTGCCCGTCGATGACGGTGGGTGCCTTGTTGGGCGTGCCGTCTTTCTTCATGCCGTTGCGCTTGGCGGTGAATTGTACCATGCCGGTTTCGTTGCCGTGTTCGTCCTTCAGCTTTTTCATGCTGAAGATGGTCTTGAATTGAGGCATCTTGCTGTTGCGCGAGCGGCAAGCCTCATAGTGGGCGCGCAGTTCTTCGTAAAGCGGCTTGGCCTGCTCTTTGGGCATGTCGAAGGCCACGCTCCAGGCCGCGTTGGATGCGGTGGGCGCGCAGGGTTCGCTGGCCTGCTTTTGGGTGTTGAACCGATAGGTCTGGTTCAGCTTGGGGTATTGCAGGGTCACGTTCTTTGCGAGAACCTTGTGGAAGTCATCGTTGTTAGCCATGGTTTGCTCCTCTTGGCGTTGGTCTCAGAAGTCTACGGTTTGGTCGAAGATGTCATCTTCGGTGGTCTCGGTCTGCCAACGCGGCAGATCGATATGGTTAATCAGTGGCCAGCCCGTTGTGAAGTCGGAAACTGCGCTGGCGTTGCTGATCTTTTGGAGGGTCTGGGTCACGATCATGTCGGCGTGGTCCAGATAGCGGTCGGTGAGGGCGTGGACGCCGACAGCAAAGGGTGCTTCCTTTTCGACCGCAATGAACATGAACGTGTCGGCCTTGTAGCCTGCCGCCCGAAGTGCGCGCAGGTAAAAGGCGGCCTGGACGCTGTACGCATACTTTTGCAGTTCGCGCGGGAAGCCGTCTGGGCTGGCGTCGGTGGTGGTCTTCACGTCGAACACAAGGCCGACCTCGGGCAGATAGCCGTCGGGTCGGCATTTTATTTCGACGCCAGTGGCCGGATCGATGCCGAAGAAGCTGGCCTCGGCCACGAAGGTCGGATCGGCCAGATACATGGCCGCCACCGGGTGAGCCTTGACGGCATCAGCGATGCGCGCGGCCAGATCGAAGTCGCCCTCGGGCAGCAGGATGACGCCATCCAGATCTGCCTCAAGCTGCGCCTTCTTCCACTTGTCACCGCGCCGATCTTCCGGCCCACGCCGGACCAGTTTCTTTTCCGGCTCAAGAACAAGCGCGTGAACGGCTGACCCCATAGCGAAGGCGCTGCTGGGTTTGCGCGCCTTGCCCTTCCAGTGGGCCAGCGAGGTTTTGTAAACCGCTTTCACGTCGGATGACGAGATCGCGGGGTGGGCGTGGTATTCCTTGTTGGTCAGGTCGGTTCTCATTGCTCTCTCTCCACTAGGTCAAAGTCATCAAAGGTTTCGCCCTGAACCCGCCGCACGGTGGCAAACATAGCGGGCAGGCCGTAGGCCACGCTGGACCCATAGGCGACGTGAGCCTTAGCCTTATGCGGCCAGAAATTGATGAGTTGGTTGCCAACTTCCATCTGAAGATGCCAAGGCGCGGCCTCATAATTTGGCCAAAACAACTCGCTGATAATGTTGTTGTCGTAGGCCGCCACGATGAAGTCGCGGTTATTCTGGTCCTGATCGTCGTAGCGGGCGTACATGTCCTCTGGCAGCCCGGTGAACGGTCGTCTGGTCATTTCTTCCTCCATCCATAATATGCGATCAGCGCCGCCTCGGCCCGACCGTCGTCTTTCTTGCGCGCCCACAGATTGGACTGATCCGGGAAGACGCTTGATGCGTATGCCCTTGATGCGTCCTTGTCGGTGGACAGGCCGAAGTGCTTCTTCCACGTCGCCGGCGGCACTTCATTCGTCGGCACTCCAGCGAAGAACAGGCAGGCCTTCATCTCGCCGTAAGCCTGCGCGATAGTGACGGCGTTCTTAATGCCTATCATCCTCGGGAAGAACGGCTTTTCGATCCAAGCGCACCGCACGCTGCCGATTTCTGACAGGATCGCGCGCTTTTCCTCAATGGTGCCTGGCATGTCGAACACGCGCACGCTCATGTCGTCACCGTCCATGACCGCGATGGCGCCCGTCTTGCCGGGGTCGATGCCGATGTAGAGGGCCATTACCCCTCCCCCACCGCGATCTCGCCGCCGCAGGCCAGATAGCCGCAGCCGTCGATCCAGTTGTCCGCGTGGGCCGGGTTCGACTTGGCGCGGGCCAGCTTCAGCAGGGTCATCATCACGGCCACATCGTGCGGTTTGATGTTACGCCCGAGGTGGGCCGACCAGTAAGCCGCGATCAGCCCGAAGTTTGCCTCGGCGTCACCGTGCGTGTCTGCGCGATCCTTGGTGATATATTCCTTGGCGGTGTCGAGAATGTCGGCCCGGTTCACTTGGACACCCATTCTTCTTCGAACCGCAAATCCTCAATGCCGGTTATGTCTGCCAAGCGGTGGCGGTAGACGGCGGACGGAACAACGCGGCCTGTCATCCAGCGGGACAGGCTGGATGATGCCACTGGCACTTTTCTTGCGAGCCAGCCAAGTTTGCGCCCGTCCTGCGCACACCATAGCCGGATTTGAGTTTGGGCCATCATTGGCGTTCTCCTATGTTTCGGTGCCATCAGACCTAGAGGCGAAAATAATTAGCGTCAAGTGCATTTTTTCTGTTGCATAGGCCAACGCAGGCTGTATGGTGTCTGTACCAACTAGCAAACAAGGATGACCCAGATGACCATCACGATTGACCGCGACAGCTTCACCCAGACAGGCGTTTCGCAATGGGGCGACATAGAAGGCACAGTTGATCTGACGCTGGGCCGCGAAACCCGCCGGGTCCGCGCCCTGAAGAATGAGAAGTACGGGTGGCTTTTTGCTTATGGTATCGAAGGCCGTTACAACACTGGCAACAAGTGGTGGAGCGGATCGGTCCAAATCGATGCCGACGGCAAAATTCACGTCCAGTTTGGCCGCTACGACAACCACCCAAAATTCAACAAAACCAACGTAAGGTTCAAGGATTGACCTTCCGGTGACCAGCCCTGCGGGGCTGGCATCCCGAAGGCCAACAAACAAACAAGGAGACCACCATGACCAAGACCGTAACCCTCACGCTGGAGCAGGCCGAGATCGCGCTTCAGTGCGTCAAGGAAATGGTCGCCGTGACGCAGAATGCGACTCTCGGCGGCGAAGTATCCAACACCGCAGAAATCGCGCTCTATCTCAACCGCGCCGAGTTGGCCCAGCGCCTGAACACCGCCATCAACAACGCTATGAAGGAGACCAAGTAATGCGTATCCGCGACATCGCCGCCGACCTGATCGGCATCCTGTGCATCTTCGGCCTGCTGTACGCAAGCTTCCTCTTCGGCTTCGGGATGGGGTGGTAAAATGGCGATCAGACTAGGAGCAACCGACACCCACATCGTGCTGACCGCGCTGTGGGATTACCGCGAGACGCTGACGATTTACAACGACACTAGGCCCACGCCAGAACTTAAAGGCAAGATCGACAGCGTTGACCGCCTTATCGAGAGTTACAAGAAATCATACTTCGCCTTGGACAGATTGGGGATCATGTGATGACCAAAGAAGAATGCCGCGCCTACATCGCCCGCAAGCAGGAGCAGATCGACGATCTAGAAAAGAGATACGGCACTGGCGTCAGGCCGTCATGGGTCGGCGAGGAGATTATGATCCTCATCCACTATCAACGTGACGCCGAAGACCAACTTGCATATCTGGAGAAAAACAATGCAACCGACTGAACTGGTAATAACCAACCGCCTCGCCACTGGCACGACCTTCGCCGTGCTGTCGAGCGACATGACCCAGAACGTGTTCATCCCCAGCAAGCTGGCTTTGGATGCCAGCCTGCGCCCCGGCCAGAAGGTCATGGCGCAGATCGTGCCGAACATGAGCCAGCCGGAGAAGACGCCGTGGCTGGCGATCTCGCTGGAGGATGCCGCGCCTGTATCACGGAATGATACGCTGGGCGCCTTCATCCTCGGCAACCTGCAAGCTGATGGCCGCGCCACCGTCGAAGAGATCGCCGAGGATATGAACATGGCTGACGAAAAGATCGCAGCCAAGCTGGCCGAGTTGGTCGCAGCCGGGCGTGTGGTGCGGCTGACCTGCTTCGATCTACCGGAGGATGTGGCATGATGTTCTGGCGCAAGGAACCAAAGACCATGCCGCACCGCGACGTGCAGGCAGAGGCGGCACTCGGGATCAGCAATGCAGCGCAGGTGCTGCCGCCCAAGCGGTTCATGGACCTCGTCTACTGGGCCATCATCACGAACCGCCAGATCAGTGTTGAGGACATCGACGCGCTGGCCAATCGGCTGTCGCGGGCAGCTTGGGAACGGGGGCGGAAATGACCGCAACGATGACGATACTGTGGATTACAATACACAGCGGCCATCTGGATGGCGACACCTTCGGCATTCCATACATGACGCCCGAGGCCTGCAAGGCGTCTATGGTAGCCGTTGGCGACACTCTTGACTACGACCACAAAATGCAGTGCGAGACGCTGCCAGTGACGAAGGAGATGGAGCCATGAGCGACGAAGAACTGATCGCATCTCTGCGTGGCAAGGGATTTTCCTTCATGGAGAAAGCCGCCGACCGCATCGAAGCCTTGACCGCCGAGAACGAGCGGTTGGAGAAGCAGTGCGAAGGCTTGATGCAGGCCGGAATGAACAATGGTCAGGCGCTTATTCTTGCAGAGGCCAAGCTGGCGAAAGCGGTGGAGGCGCTGCGGGACGCTGTGGATGCGTGGGATAACCACAACAAGACTGGCGACATGATGCAGGGTCATTGGGTTAATGAAGCCCGTGCCACGCTGTTCGAGATTGAGGGAGAGAAGGGATGAGCAGTCTAAAACTATACAGAACGACCAAAGGCGAGATGGAACGGATCATGTGCGACATCACATATCCGCATCCTGTCTACTTCGACCGACCTTCTAAGCGGCTTGCAAAGCATGAT